AGTACTCGCATCCCAGAAGAACTTAGCAGTTGTGCCTGTGTCCTCGTAGAAGCTGATGTCGCCTGTTGCACCGCCAATACGAATTGCAGTTTGTGAGCCATTGTTTACAACAAAATCTAAATTAGCTGTCGTACCCTCAATTGCAATTTTACCGTTAACTCCAGAGGCAGGTGAGTATAAGACAAGGTTTCGATTGTCTGCACCGCCTTCGGAAATAGTTATTTTACTTTGACCCGATGCCCCATCCACAGTCAGCCCAGTAGTTGTAAGCGCACCCGTCATTGTACCACCAGCTAAAGGTAGCTTAGTAGCCAATGCTGTTGTGAGTGTAGTGTTATAATTAGCATCATCATTGATAGCCGCCGCTAACTCATTCAAATCATTGAGTGTGCTTGGTGCGCCGCCAATAAGAGTTGTAATTTTATCAACTACATAAGCTGTTGTAGCTATCTTAGTGCTATCATCGCTTTCAGCTTGTGTTGTTGCTGTAGATAAACGAGCCGCTGGAATTGTTCCTGTAAGATTAGTCGCTGGAACGTCAATGCCAAGACCTTCTATATCAGCTTTAGTTTGATCTGCTGTAGCGGCTGTTTCAATTCCATCCAATTTTGTATGGTCAGCATCCGTAAAAACATTACTATCCGTAGCACTTCCAACCAATGTTTTTATTTCTGCGGCTGTTTGATCAGCTGTTGCCCCTGACTCAATACCATCTAGCTTTGAATGATCTGCATTTGTGAAGTTATTTTGTGATAATTCGCCATCTTGTATTGAATAAGTTGTATTTGTATCCGTTGAAGTAATCGTACCATTGGCAGCAATTGTTATATTTGTTCCAGCTATTAAAGCGGCTACAACATTGGCTGTATCCGTTACATCTGCACTTGCTTCTATTGCATTGAGCTTAGTGTGGTCTGCATCTGTGAATACATTGCTGTCGCTTGCGCTTTCAACTAAAGTCCTAATTTCTGATGCAGTCTGATCAGCTGTCGCTCCAGTTTCTATTCCATCTAATTTAGTGCCATCTGTGGCAACATCCCTGCCATCAAAGGTGCTATTTGTGGTTATAGCTCCTGTCATTGCACCGCCAGCCTTTGGTAAAGCCGCGTCTGCTGTATCCCCTTGCGCTGATGTTGCTGTGTCTGCTGTGGTAAATGATGTAAAGGCAATTACATTCAATACATCATTAACTACAGCCGCAACATCTAGTGTAATTGTAGTTGTAGATGTTACTGTGTAATCTGATGGGTCAAGAATGATACCATTCATTGTAACCATTGTATTTATAGCAACAAACGCCATTGTGTTGCCATTTTCATCGCTTCCAGAAAATACAGTTTGCCCAGCGGTAGCTGTATATTCAAAAACAGTAAAAGTTGCCGCCATATTTCCAACGGCAGTATCAGTATAGTTCGTATAATATGAACCATGTTGTCCATCTAATGTATCTGCATTGATATTTAATGCGTCTATATCAGATTTTGTTTGATCAGCAGTCGCATTTGCTTCTATTGCGTCAAGCTTTGCACCATCTACAGAAACATCTCTGCCATCTACATTTCCAGATGTAATAATATTTGTGACAGTTAAATCGCCTGTCATTACATCGCCATCTATTTGAACATAATCACTTGCGTCTGCTGTGACGAATACAAGAGCATCACCAGATAAATTAATAGCATTATCTGAATTGCTACTTTCTACAACATTCCTTGAAAGAGTTGTGCCAGAAGCTGTGTATGTTCCAGTTCCTAGTTCCCAATATTCACCATCTTCTATTACATACCTAACGACATCGCCGTTTTGCACCCCTGCATCTGAGAAAGTTTGGAAGCCCGCAATGGCTGTTCCTAATGTTATTACGCCAGTACCAGTTGTGCTGGTTAATACTTTTGCGCGGTTTACTAGCACTTTTGCCATTTCAAGCCTCCAAAATTTTAATTATTTATCAGTATGTTACGCAGGGTCTGGTATACCAATATCAAATGAAGCAAGTGTAAATGTGTTTCCACTTGTTACTGATTGTGAAGCTGTCAAAGCCGCAGTTGCTAATAATCTTGTATTTGTTACATCAACAATTGCATAATGTGTTGCAGTTCCAGTTCCTGTAATAGAACCATCTGAAATTGCGGCTACAACAACTTTTCTACCGCCACCTGATCTATCTGATGGTGCGGCAATAGATAATGATGTTGAATTACCTAAAGTATGTGTTGAAGTTGCAGAAGCATAAGATGTAGCTTCTTGTGAAGTAACATGAATTGCTGTTGCTTCTGTGTCCAAAACGGACAATCCGTTGTCAAACACTCTATCGTTTAAAGTTGCCATGATTAGGCCTCCGTTTTAGTTGCACTGTGCATGGAAAACATACCATAGAAACTTTAATTAAACAATAAAGCGATTAATAATTAAGAAAGATCACCAATTTTAACTCTTAATACGTTAGAACTATCGAAAACTTTAATATGACTATCATTTAATTCTAACCTTTCACCGCTTGAATTGTCAGAAAGTGTTCCAAGGGTTAGCCCTAATGCTGATATGCTATTAGCACTTAATTTATTGCCTGTTATAGTTCCAGTTGCTAAGAAATTACCATCAATAAATTGCGTTTGAGCATCCCATCCAACACCATTAAAGATATAAGCAACATCTTCATTTAAGAAAATACTGTCATTTATAAGCAATCTATCTGTTTGTGCTGGCTCAATTGTTACATCACCATATGCATGTTTGAATAATTTAGTTAAAACTTTTGTAGTTTTTGTATTTGGCGTACCAGCACTATCACCCATACCACCATGATTTTGACAATAATAATATAAATTTGGTGCTGAAGTAGCTACTGTTATGGTTGTAAATGCTCCAGATGAACCAGCTGTTCCTGTGCTTGCAACTCCAGTTGTATATGCAGAACCACCACCATGCGTACCATCACTTGTTGTTGAGAATTTTAATGGGTGACTTCCATTGCTACTATGTGATTGATCAAACTTATATTTATAGCCTTCTAACAATTCAATTGCTGGGGATTGTACGCCATCTAAATAAAACTGCCCTGCAACGACTGTAACTGTATAATCAATAGTATCTCCAGTATTTAATTCAGCGCGATACACACCACCACCTTTTATAGCTACTTCTTCATTTGTAGTTGCATTGGTACTTGCTGAAAATCCACTAACATTGCCTGACATATCTACAGATTTTAGCCAATAATACTTTGTAACTTCACTACCAAGATTTGGCCTAACAAAATTTGAGCCTGATGAAGAACCAACCTTTGCAGATGAACCACTGCTATTTGTTGAGCCTTCATATATGTCAACGTATCTTAGGTCTGCATCTGCTGGATTAGTCCATTGGATTGTAATAACACCAGTGCCGCCTGTTGCGCTTAATCCAGTTGCTACTGCTGGGGCTGTTGTATCTCCACCTCCTGTAGCAGTTGTGCTTGAATATGCACCCCTATTACCACTTACTGTAATAGCCCTAACTCGAACATTATACTCAATATTTCTAACTGGTGATATTTTAAAGATAGTATCTGATGTTCTAGCAACTGCATAACCGCTATCTGTTGTTGGCTTCCATTCTACTTCATAAAAATCAACCATTGCATTTGCGGCTGAAGTCCATGAAACAGAAAATTCAGAAATTGCAGTGCCATCTGTTTGTATGGATTTACTATTTACAACAGTAAAATTACTTAATGTCAAACCATCGCGTATTTGCGTTAATGTTGTGTCATTAGAAATAATTGCTGTTTCTTCATTGTTCCATGAATAAGCCGCAGATGATGTTTCTTTTAGGCTTAAAGATATTGTAGAGCCATTTTCATCACCATTGAATGTCCACCCTACAACCTCAAAAGGTTTTGCTGACCATCCGTATCTTGCAACAGTAAGATTAACAGTATCACCAATTTCTACAGCCATTGCTGTTAAATCAAATTCAGCATTTACAGTTATTTGTTCTCTTGATCTATATAAAGCAAGTTTAGCAAGCCTTTGAGCTACCGCAGAATGTGTTGTTAAGGGTAAATCCAAATCCATTGTGCTTTCAAAAGCAGAACCACCATCTTCAGTTATAAACGTGCTTGAAGTAATCATTGGGTAATCTGCTAAGATATATTCTTGATCTTTGTCAGCGAATTGACCTTGTACTTTATTAAATTGGCTTGAGCTACTAGATTTTGTCTGTACGCCAATTTGCCCTCTTAAATTACTTTCTGTAAATGTAACTGTTGGTGTATGGTAAATAGCAACTTTTAATTTCCAATATCCTTGTGACCAATATAATGTACCTTGGCATGTAGTAAGTAATTTCCCTAAATTACCTTCATAATCTGTTCCACAACTTAATGAGCCATTGCATGTCATTTTATTTGATGCACCACTGCCTAAAGAGTTTTCGCAAGCATTATAAGCGGCAATAAATGTTGTGTTGTCCATATTTGCAGAAGGTACATCAAATCCATATTCAGAAGTCATATAATCCCTAATACATAAAGCCGCATTGTCAGACCATGCTGTAGTATTGTTTGATGGATTATAAACTTTTTTCCCTTTAACCATACAAGTAACTACAGGAATACCTTGTGTATATACATCTGGGTCATATTCACACTTCATATATATGTAAGCTAATCCTAAATTTTTAAAATTACTATCTACACTTGTAGCTGAAACCAAACCGCTATCTGCTGTAGTTTGATCTCCTAAATGCTTATAAATATGTACTTTGTTAGCATATGTGCCGCCTGTTACCATATTAGAGCTATTTGTAGGTGCTAATTCAGCATTTAAATAAATATCACCTAAAGCTTCAACTTCATGAGCCGCCATTATTATTATTTGATGAAAAAATTGATTATTGTTTGTTACTTCTTGAAATGTAATTACTCCACCCTTGCGAACTTCACCATATACAACTTCGTGAAATGCATTGGGTGTGACTGCATTGACCATAGCACCATTGCTACCCAAAGAATTATCGTCAAATGAAGGCATATCTGGCATCATTGCTTTTGTTATCAGCATTGTTGTTGCCATCATAACTGCACCACCAACAATAGTTGCGGCTACTGTACTAGCACCAGCTCCAAGAATTGCAGTACCTACGACTAAAGCCATTATATAAACCTCTTAGAAAATACGTTTTCAATGTGACTATAACCCATTCTGCGTAGAATAGCATCAAATGGTTTATGTGTTTTAGAATTTATGACCAATACACTTATTCCGTCTTCTTTTAAGCATTTTTCTGCAAATTTTATTAATTTTATACCCATAAACCCTTTACGATAATCTGGATGCAAAAATATAATATCATTGATAGCATATAAATGATCTTTGTAATGTAAGTTTCTATGAACGCATACTACAAAATATCCTATTAATTTACCATCTTGCCTAGCTGTAAAACATTTTATTTTATTTTGTTTTTCAGCGTCCTCATAAGCTTCCCAATCTGGATTTAATTTTATTACATCTTTATTAAGTGCTATTTCTTCCCAATGCAATTTAATCAAATTTGATAATTCTTTTTTTACTTGATGGTAAAATTCTTGCTGATATTCCATATTACCCCTTCTAGGGTTAAGTAGCTGGTGGCTTATATCCTTTGCCAAATTCAAGCCTTTGTTCTTGTAGTCCAGTAATATATGACATTCCAGTGTCAGTTGGGTGTCTTGATCTTTGACTTTCATTTGTATATTTTAAAACAGCTTTACGCTTTAATCTTTTTAAATGGCTTTCTACTTTTAAATCGATTGTACTTTTTTCGCCATCATCGCTAAAGGTCATGACATCCATAAGTCCAGTAAAAAGAAAAATAAGATTATTATTACCTTCTTCACCATAATAAATATTACAAACTCTATTTTGATATGGTTCTGCTAATGCTCTAATTAATAATGTAGAATTTAAACCATTAAGCTTTAAACTTGCTCCAGATGCAGTTAAATCGTTTTTTTCATCAATAGCACTTACTTTAAATAAATCACCTAGACCTTGATATGTGACGCTTCCAATGGTTTTATTGCCTATACCTGTATGAAAATATAATTGATTTGGTGCATCAAATAATAAATCAACAGCGTAAAATGGCCTAGTAGATGCATTGGTAATAGCAGTAGCTATGCCTGATGGTATACTTCTTGCCATTATTTAGCTTTCTTTTTAGCCTTTGCTGGTGATTTACCACCTACCCATGCTTCATTGTAATCAGTTGTTATTGGGTCGTCTGCTTTAAGTTTCCCAGATGCAGTCCTAGCACGCACAGCTTTTGTTTCTTTAACTGATGCATTGCCTCCAACTTCATGTGCCATTCCCATGTCTATGAAGCCTTTAAAAATTTCGTCTTGCCACTTACCTTGTGATTTATATTCTTTACCATTTTCGTAAGTTGCTGTTTCAGCACCATCTTCTCTAGTAATACCGATTGATGATTTGGTCATAGTAATTTTCATTTGGGTACTCCCTATGTGAAAAGAAGGGGGACATAAGCCCCCCAACTATTATTATGATGTAGCGTGCTTTAGAACGCGCATTGCTTCAGCCAATACAACTTCACCACCAACACGACGACGAGCGATATAACGCACGTTTCCTGTTGAAGCTTGTGAGTATGGGTCACGCAATACTGATAAAGCTACACGATCAACAATCATATATCCGCGACGGAAATCGCCAAAGAATACTGATTTTGCACCAGAAGCCGCAGAAGCAACATCAGGACACTCAAGATATGGTGAGCCTAATATTGTGTTTGGCAATCCAGATTGACCAGAGAAGCCAGTTTGGAAGATGTACTGACCAGCAGTATCTTTCAGCTTACGGATTGCACCTAGCGTAGAACGGTTCATCAAGAATGTTGCATTGCTTGCATAATCTGTTTTTAAGCCGTGTACCAAATCCATTAGGTTATCTGTTGTGATAGCCGCAGAAGCCGCACCTGTTGCTTGGTGTGCTACTGTTGTGCCATCAGCGATACCTGTTGGTTTGTTTGTGCCGTTACCAGAAATAAACGCCGCGCCTTCAGCTTTTGCAAACTGTTCAGCGAATTCAGAGTTCATTTCAGCTTCAATATCAAACACGCTATCTTCAAGCAATTGACCAGAAATATCTACAAGAGCATACATTTCATGTGTTGGGATAACATTCAAAGAAGTTGTGTATCCAGTTGTCTCTGAACGAGTACCACCTTCAGCAGTCCAAGCCGCCGCGAAAGTCGCAGTTTTGCTAGGAACTTCAATTTCTTTATTTGATGTTTGACGAACACGAGCAACAGAACGTACAGGAGAAATCTCGGTGATTACCTTGATTAACTCATTTACATATTCTGCTGGTGCTAAGTTACCAGCCGTAGCCGCAGTGCCAACAGTCAAAGCTTTCACTTCTTCTGGTGCCATTTGGTCTTGGCCTTTACGCATGAAGCTGTCCCAAGCTTTAAGGGATAAATCAACTTCTTTAGCTTCCATCATGTTTGCTGGACGCTTTAGCATTGTTTCGATTTCATTTAACTTTGCTTCGAAACCTTCAGCGTGTTTTTGCTGTTGTGTCATAGATTGATTGATAGTTTCGAATTTGTCCATATCTGCTTCGATACGAGCAAGTTTAGCTTCAGTTTCGCCATCGGCTGTACCTTTAGCTTCGATTTGAGCCAAGCGATCATCATTTACTTTTTTAAATTCTTCAAAAGCACCTGACATAGCTTCTACGGCTGTTTTTACTTGATCTTCCATTTGGTAGACCCTTTCCGTTTAAGTTTTGAGGATGTTGGTAAGGCTATTTAAAGCCTCAAGGACTTTAGGCGTTTCCTCTTTTACAGCATCCCGCTGTTCAAGTGCCTTGGAAACGGCTGACGCCGCCGCCTTTGCTTCATTACGCGATAGGTTTCCTTCATCCCGAAAGAATGTTTCCCATTCACGAACAGAGCGATCCGTGCCTTTAACCGCTTCGACCCTAGCTTTGGGGTTCATCGGAAAAGTAACAGCAGATATTTCCATAAGGTCGACTGATTTTATTCGGCGTGTTTTGCCTTTTTCATCATATTCGACACCCTTTGGGTCAACACGATAACCAATAGATAGTCCATCAAGTGCGCCCATTTTCATTAATTCATGTACTTCTCGGCCTCTTTGCGTACCCATTGCAAGTCTGCCTTTTACTCTTAACCCCTTTTTATCTTCAATGATTTCATCAAAGACACCAATTGGTTCATCAGATTTGTGTTGATATAGTAGCTTTACAGCTTTTGCGCCTTTTTTACCGATAGATTTTGCAAATGCACCATCTTCAATAATATCACCGCCTAAATCTTTGTTGCCAAAAATAGACCCATAACCTTGAAATAATCCTGTTTCTTCGTCTATTTCTTCTGATTTAACATCAAAGGCCACGTCAACGCGACCATCTTCAAACTTTACTTCATGATCTGGGACATGATCTCCTAAATCAATTTGGTTTTCTTGAGACATTATATGACCCTCTTTGCTTTCGTTAAGTTATTACATCAACTGATATTTTAACTTATTCTTTAAATAGTTTAAATCACCTAAATTAAACTTTGAAACATATATAACACATTTATAGAGTATTTTGAATGGTTTGTTAATCCCTTATAAAAATGTTAATAAATAGCCTCTACACCAATTCGTACAGAAGTTAAGGGTGTATTGCTATCTATAGCTTCATTCAGCTTTTCTAATTTATCAAACGTATTCCCAAAAGTTCTATTTATTATTGGCTCATGTCCAAATTTATCTATATATTCTTTTAATGTATCATTATAAATTTTATTAAAGTTAAATTTTTCAACCATCTATAACTTCTTTCATTATATTTTCAAAAGCTTCTAAAGTATTTGGCATATTATCTTTTAACCATTTTTTAGCTTTTCTTGATTTATATACTGTAAATATTTCTGCAAATGCCTCATTGTATATATGTTGCTCTTGC